GGCACCAGTGGATCAACCACATGAATCGTTTGTATTTCCTGAAGAGGTATTGCCAAGAGGCAACGCTCTGTGATATACTAAGGGGGTCAAACGACCCTCTTTTTTATGTTTAAATATATCCTTGCTGGTCTCCTGTTGGGAGCAGCACACGGTATGACTGTCCCAGTAGAGGCAGCAGAGGAGAAAATTACTAAGGGGTATCACACCTTGGATGCCATGGGTTGTATGCTTCTTCGAGAATGCACGGATGGAGTTGATGAAGTTTTCTCCATGCTAGACATTTCATCTGAGTATGAAAACACAGAAGAATTCACTGCTCATGCACTTGAGTTTAATAATATGCTCATGTCACTGAATCAAATCGGTGTCAAAGTTTTTCTGGCAGACAGTAAGTATTTTCCTTTCACTCACCGTGGTGCTTATCATACTGTAAGTAATAACTTTTTCCTCAATCGTGAATACATGGGTCGTCCTAGCACCCTCATGTCTGTGATGCGTCATGAAGGATGGCACGCTGCACAAGATTGTATGGCAGGCACGATCAAAAATAGTATGATCGCTATCATCATGAATGAAGAGGACGTGCCTATGATCTGGCGCACACTAGCAGAGCGAACTTATCCACCGTCAGCAGTGCCTTGGGAGGCAGAAGCATCATGGGCAGGACGCACTGAGGGTATGACTCAGAAGGCACTAGAGTCTTGTGCTCGTGGCACTATGTGGTCTGATTATGAGATCACACCACTGACTCGTGAGTGGTTGATTGAAGAAGGATATCTAAATAAAGAAGGCAAGAAGTTGAAGTAACGGATGTCGTACGACCCCCCCATTCCACAGAATCAATACAAACCGTATGGGGATTTTGGACCAGTTTGTGATTCCTTAGTCCCATCGAGAGCACTACCAGCGGCAGTCTTAGATACTACAAATGAATGTAGTGTTGATTCGGACTGTCCTCCTGGTTATATCTGTGTAAATGGTAGGTGTGTACTTGAAGATCAAGAATACGAAACTCTATGGGATCCCCCTAGTGAGATTGGGGGTCCCAGTGTCAAGTGTAAAGTAAGACTTTTGGATGATGGTAGTATTGAATACTACGATTGTAAAGCAGACTATCTTCCTGATGGTGTAGACCCAGGAGAATACGATTCTGAATGCATTAAACTCAATGGTAGATGTTATAACTTTAAGAAAGTAACAGAGGTTGACTTAGAATTACCTCCCTTTGAAGGTTATGAAGTACTTACCCTTGCACAGTGTAATCCTTTTGATCCTGACATCAATATTCGTCCTCAAACTTTTTATAGTAATCTGGGCACGAAATCTACACAGTTTGCTGCTGAAAAATCTTATCCTGTTACTTTCCCTGTACAGGGTGGAATGGCTGAAGGTAATGGGAGTGCCAATGTTACCTGTAGATTTGCTGCTGATGGTAATAGTGTTATCGTCGGAGGTACTAAAGGTGGTAAAGTTGGCAACGCAACGTTTAAACTTGAGTGGGATGATAATCCCAACACAAATGGGACTGCTCTAGGAACTATCACCGTAACCAATTCAGAAGGTGATACTATTTCTTTCACTCAATCGGGTGAGAATGGATCTGAGCAGAAAACGATTGACATCCCAGGTGAAGAAACTTCGTTGACACTCAGTTATACTAATTTGAATCCTGCTAACGATCCCATCATTGTTGAAGAAGATGGTAAAAAACTTTGTCTTAAGGATAGTGATGGTGGTGACTGCAATGCATCATTTACAATTGAATCTGTAGCATCTGAAGAAGGTGGTGGCGTTAATTTGTGGAGTGAGCAAGCAAATCTATATGGTGTGTGGGTAAACCCTGCAGTATGTACATTGCCATGTCTAGAGCAAACCGTTTCGTATCAGATATACTTTGATCAAACTGAAACCTATCACTTTGAGTTTGGTGCTGATGATACTGGGGAAGTATATTTTGATGAAGAGACAATTCCGTTTATTACGGCAACGACTCCTACGATGACAAACCCAGCCATCTTTAATGATGCTACTGGACCCACAAAAGTTTCAAAGCAAGTTACTGAAGGCACTCACAAACTAACGTTTAATGTTACTAATGGTGTTATTCAAGGCACAGGCAAAAACACATATTATTTTGGATCTGATGTAAGCAACTACGGTATTGCATCATTCAATTCTAATGGAGACCTTGTAGTTACTGGAGGAAATGCAGACGTTACGTTTAGATTTGAATGGGATGATGATCCCAATAATGCTGGTCTAGCATTGACTTCCCTTGAATATGCTGCTCTCGGTGTGTCTTTTACCTACAGCACTGAAGAGGGAGAATCTACAGTTACTAAGAGCATCGCTCCAGGAACATATTCCATTACTCTTCAAGGTAACAATGGTGGTTTTAATGTAGAAAGCGGTAATCAGAAACTCTGTTTCTATGATAATGCTGGCACTGACTGCAATGCTAGTCTCACTATTAGCACTCCTCAAGGTGGTGCTGCGGTTGCTTATCAACTCTATAGTAACTATGCTCCTACGATCTTCCAAGCAGCACCTGGATATAGAGACACTGATTTAGCATTCATCAATCAGGATGGACCAATTAGATGGACCGATACGAATGAGGATGGGATAGTTGATAAAACTGATGGTCCTTTTACTGCTGACTTCGCGATGGTTGGTGGTAGTGGCACTGGAATGATTTTGAATATGACTCTCAACATTCAACTCGGTATCGACGCTGGTCTTCAAGCGGCAACCATAAAATTGAATGAAATTGTTAATCGTGGTCAAGGATATCAGATTGGAGATCTTCTACAGATACCTGGATATGAATTTGATACTCCACCCGTAAAGGTGAGTCAGATTGTACAAGATGACTGGTATACTAATTTTACTTCTAGTAGTGCTGTCTTTATCAGGACTTCTGAGCAACCAGGATGGGAACCTACTCCTAGTGGTAGTAACAAAAATGAGGTAGGTGGATTCACAGTGCCAGCTGACAGTAATACTGGTAGGTATCTAAGTTTTGGTGTAGTTGATGAAGAGGGTGCCAATCAAGCATTGGTAACTACCAGGACATGCAGCTTCAATATGAATCTTACTGGTGTCAAACGTTTGACTTTCCATGTCATTGCTGGTAATGATTCTAACGGTGGAGAAAGAGTTAATGATGTTTCGGAGTCATTGAGATTTAGTTTTGATAATTCTAGTTGGATTAGACCTGGCGTCTCTGCTAAATTTGCAGGCATATCACATGCACAGTTTGATCCTAAGTATGGCAATTGGTATACTTATGTTGTTGATGTCCCTTCGGGGAATGCAGTAGAGAATCAAACATTATATTTTGAGCAAAGTATTTCTGGTCAACCAGAATATGCAGTTGGATATAATGGTATGAGTGATGCTGCTTTTACAGCAGCATATCAAAATGGTGGTGATGTGTTTGGTATCTATCGTGTCGATACTGAGGGTCTTGGATCTGGTTATAGTTGTGATAATATTTCGGAAGAATCTTACAGCTGGAATAAAAATCCTGGCGGTTGGTACATGAAAATTTGCAAGTTTACTCCTTGCAGAAATGAAGAAACTCTCACTTGGAATAGAGTAAGCAATCCACGGTGGGGCACATTTCTAAATGCTTATGCTGTTTGGATTAGTTTTCAAGACCCAGGTCCTTTTAATACTCCATATAGTATACGCTATGTAATTCCTGTTGAGTATGATGATACTCTTACCCTGGAGTATCAAGCAGATAATACTATGACCATCAAATTTGATGGTCAGCAGGTAGCAAACTTTAGTTTTGTGCTTGGTGGATCTCCATCAACTACAACAATTCCTAATGTAACTCAAGGTAATCATGTCCTTGAGATGACAGTCACTAATGTGGCAGCTACTGGTGGTGACAACAGTTGGAATAACAATCCTGCTGGTGGTGCTTGGACACTCAGACATTCACAAAGTCCTGGATTTAATCCATTTGCTTTTAGTTTGTATACTAACTCAAACAACCCAGACTCACTACCAAAGAATCAGTTTAATCCAAGTAAGTTGCGTGCTTGGGCATACAATAATGATGGTGGAGCATCACAACTATGGTATCCCCCAGATAATGCAGGTGGATTTGACCAGAATGGATTTAGTGGTTATAATGATGACCCAGGTAATCCTGATTATTCTAGTGATGGATTTATATCTTCCAGTCTAAATGAGTGGCACTATTCTAATGATGGTGGTGCCGCGCAGTTGTGGTATGAAGTCGGAGAAACTGTGGAGGGTAATTATGAAATGACAGGTGGAAGTGGATCTGGTATGATTCTTAAGATAGAATTAGAAGGTGTCATCGCATCAAATAACAAACCAGATAATAGTAGATATCGAGTCAAAGAAGTTATCGACGCTGGCACTGGATATCAAGCTGGTGATGTGCTAAACTTTGTATTCTTTACTCCCAGAAGATCTGCTGCTCAACTCGGTGGATATAGTTTTATTCCAGATCCTATCAGACTTGACTCTGTATATCAGGGTACAGGTGCAGACCCAACAGATTTTGTTGAAGAAGAGTTTGACATGATTGGTGGCACTGGATCTGGTATGAGATTGAAGATCAGACTAGAGCCTCACACAGGTAGTGATGGCGGTAATAACAATACAAAGTATAAAATTGTAGAAGTTATTAACGCAGGGACTGGATATTCTCTCAATGATGAGTTATACTTTAACTTTAATACACCCCGTAGAATATCCCTTGGACTCGGCAACACTACATTTACAACTAGTGGGGCACAAGATTACTCAGTAAGGTTAGATGGTCAAGTTATTAGGACTAGTGCAGACTTAACCAGCAGAGCTAGTGGTCCATATTGGAATACTAGGGAGGCAGTTGGATATGAATACACAACTACAGTTAATGAAAACGTTGCTCAAGACTTATGAAATTACCTGACAGAGAAGACTTTCCACCAGGCATTAGAGCCTTGATGGACATGGGTGCTGAGTGGCAAACTTTTGCAGACCCAGATGCTATTGCAAGACTGCCTGCTAATCCTTTGAAGATTGAAAAGCAGAAGAGAGAATCGCAAGTTGCATTGGTAGCATATAGAAAGTATGCTGAAGAGACACAAGCAATCATTGCTCGTGTCGAGAAAGGAGACATCACAAAAGAAGTTGCAGCAGAGTTGCTACTAAAAGCACAAGAAGCGATGGAAGTTTTCAAGAAGAATGCTAAGTTGTAAAACTTTATAAATAAATCTCGTAACGTTACAAACTGAAACACTTGACGGGGCACTGTCAACGTGTTATACTTATCCCAACGTAGACAAGTCGAGTCTGCTTTCATCTGCGGGTAACCATTCCGCAAGTAACTAAAAAGGTAAACAATTATGATCAAAACCGCATTCGCAGCCGCTGCTGCTCTCGCATTCGCTCCCGCTGCTGCCCTTGCAGGTCCCTACGTTAACGTAGAAACCAATGCTGGTTGGACTGGCTCGGATTACAACGGTGCTGCTACAGATTTCCATGTAGGCTACGAAGGTGCCCTTGGCGAAGATGCTTCGTACTATGTGCAGGGTGGCGCTACCCTGGTCTCCCCTGATGGTGGCGACAGTGATACTGTCCCCTCTGGTAAGGCAGGTATTGGCGTTGCTGTTACCGAGAAACTCGGTGCATACGGTGAAGTCTCCTTCGTCGGCAGCGGCGACAGCGACATCGACCGTGGTTACGGTGGTAAGGTCGGTCTGAAGTATTCCTTCTGATTCCTTACTACATAACGTAGAAGTGGGGGACCTTCGGGTCCCCTTTTTATTCGGAGATCATTATGACTTTTGATGTATATACTCGTAGAGGTTGTCCCTACTGCACAAAAATTAAACAAGTCCTAGAAGCAAAGAAGTTTAACTATAAAGAATACCTGCTAGATCGTGACTTCGATCGCCAAGCATTCTATAGTAAGTTTGGTGCTGGTAGTACTTTCCCTCAAGTTATTATGGATGGAAAGAATACTGGTGGATGTACTGAGACTGTAAAGTATCTCAGAGAAAACAACCTTTTGTGATGGTTCCTAAATAATTGAGCCAGTTAGTTAGGGAGGTTGGTTTCCATAAAAGCAAACCATAAGGAGGGAAACCATGCAAGTCGCACTAGTAGTCCTTGTTACAATCGGAGCATTCATCCTCGGGATCACGGTCTCTTGGTTAGCAAAAGGTTACGTTGAGGACTTTATCGAAAATGCTGCTTATGCTAAAGCAGTAACCCATCCCGAAATGTTTGACGCGGATGGTAACATGTTACAAGATGACTTAATTTACATCAGACCAGACACTCAATATTGGAATGAATGGGTTGATGAAGAAGATGATGAATGACTAAGGAGTTAAATCATGCCTACAACAACAAACAGTAGCACTCGTCTACTGCTATCTGAAGTGCTAAGAAAAGTTAGTAATGCTAAAACGAAGCAGGAAAAAATCAACCTGCTTCGTAAACATAACAGCACAGCACTGCGTCAGCTATTGATCATCAATTTTGACGATAGTCTAGTTTCCATTATGCCTGAAGGTGATGTCCCCTACACACCTAATGACGCACCTGCTGGCACGGATCACACACGTCTAGAGCACGAATACAAGGGTCTCTATCGTTTCTTCAAGGGTGGTGCAGATAAACTTCCTTCACTGAAGCGTGAGAGTATGTTTGTGCAACTCCTAGAGGGTCTGCATGAGAGTGAAGCAGAATTGCTTGTGCTCTGCAAAGATGGACGCCTGGGAGATAAGTACAAAAGAATTACCAAAGCAGTTGTCAGTGAGGCATTCCCTCAGATCGAGTGGGGGGGTCGCTCTTGAGTAAAGCTAAGATTAGAATTGTAAAACAGGATTGTGATCCTTCGGTTGCAGAAGATAGGACGTTGCCTTATACTTCCTATCTCTGCACATATCTTCTTGATGGTGTGGAGCACCATGACTTGGTGATTACAAATAAGAAAGTAGATATGTTTGATTATTATTGGGATCTATATCGACACGATTTTCTTAGATTTACTCAAACAGAAGGAAGAGTCAACCCTAAACTATGGAACGATCCAAACCAGAAAAAGAAAAAATGACTACGGTGTATCTCGATAAAAGGGCAGAGGAAGTCCAAGCAGCAGAAGCAGCAGCGCAAGCAGAAGTAGAAGCAGCGAAAGAAGAAGCAAAAGCAATGGGGCAGAAAGTCCTTGTAGATATTTGTGGCTTCCTTGTCAAACCTCTTGTCCTCATGCTAATATGGAATGCAGTAATCCCAGGCATGTTTGGTATCACAACACTTTCATACTGGTCTGCCATGGGAATCTATGTGATTTCTCGAATGCTATTTGGTAACAACAAGAATGACTAAAGTATGCTTGGTCTCTGTCACTCCTGAGGCAGAGAAAACAATTGGTTATATTGCTCGTGTAAGCAACCCTGCAAACCAGGAGAATCCTAAGGTTTCTGGTTTGCTCAAGTATTGTATCAAGCATGGACACTGGTCTGTGTTTGAGCAAGCAACGATGACCTTGGAGATCTCTACGACCAGGGGTCTGGCAGCTCAAATCCTGAGGCACCGTAGTTTCTGCTTCCAAGAGTTTTCTCAACGCTATGCTGATTCTTCCCTACTCGGTGAGACGATCCCTCTCCCAGAGCTCCGTCTTCAAGACCACAAGAATCGGCAGAATTCTATCGATGCTATTGACCCGTTTCTTAAGCAGAAGTATGAGATCCTGATGCAGCATCACTTCAAAGCAAGTATGGATCTTTACCAGCAGATGCTTGAAGAGGGAATCGCAAAGGAGTGTGCTCGTTTTGTGCTCCCCCTCGCCGTAGGGACAAAATTGTACATGACAGGAAATCTCAGGTCATGGATCCATTACATCAATCTGAGGACCGCTAATGGCACTCAGAAGGAGCATATGGAAATTGCTGAGCTCTGTAAGCAGCACTTCATCTGCCAGTTTCCAACCGTCTCTGAGGCGCTTGGATGGTGTCCTGAGGGTGACTGTGGATGCACTCAGCATCTTGACGAATGTGACTGTCTACAACCATCATTGAGGATCGATTGATGCCTACTTACCCAGTAATAAATAAAACTACAGGAGAGAAACAAACTCTCTACATGACCATGAAAGAATACGATCAGTGGAAAAAAGATAACCCTGATTGGGACAAAGATTGGATGGAAGGTGTCGGTGGGGTAACCTACGGCAAACCCAAACAGTCTGATGGCTTCAAAGAAGTCATGTCCAAGGTGCAAGAAAAGCACCCTCGTGCAAACCTGAGTCGATACACTTAAACTATGGCTAGAGCAAGAAAGCGTAACAACGGTGGTCCTCCAGTCCCCCCAGGTATGTCTGCTAAACAGATCAAAAGAAAGAAACCGATTGATAACTCCTACATGGTGCCTATCAATCCTCTGACTCCCAATCAGGAGACTGCTTTCGAGCAGTATGCAATGGGTCAGAATTTGCTGCTTCATGGT